ACGACTACGAGAATGCTTCACTAGCTTCCGAGAGGAGAAGTCGTGGCCGAAGTCATAAGCCCAAGAGTGCTAAGCGCATTCCTCCACCTCAAAAGAAGGATTTTTCATGGCTTTATGATGTCCACGAAGGACTCAAGCCTGTACACGGACCTTCGGCGCCTAAAATGCAACCTGAAGCATCACAGTTAATTGAGAACCACAAGGATGAAATTGTGGCCCTCGGTTATGTAGAGGGCGAATTCAGCTTCCCGCTGATGACGCCTCAAGAAGAACGGTTGTCGTTGGAAAACCACTTAGAGATCTTCGGCCAAGCAGTGAAAACTGTCGAGGCTGCTCCCTCGGAAGTGGAACTCGAAAGATGCGCGAACATAGTTGCGGAACTTATGAACGCGAATTCTTTCGTCCCTGATGAAGACTACAACCAACTTTCAGGTATTCTGAACGTAATTCACTCCTCAATCATTGGTTCGGAGAAGGCCTCAGGCTTCCCCTACTGTGAGCAAGGGACCCCCACCAACGGCCAAGTGCTGGCATCGTTTGGTGAGAGAGGCTTTGCTCAAGTGGTACTAAATGAGTGGGACGGTGACTACGAGTTCAAGATCTTTGAGAAGGGCGAACCTACTAAGAAAAAGAAGATCGCCGCTGGAAGACCTCGAATCATTGTCGGGATGCCTCTACATGCCACTGTCAAACACGCGTCTGTCCTGAAGAACCTCGCGTTCTCATTGGTTAAGAATTGGAAGAAGTCACCTATCAAGTACGCTTTCTCACCCGCAAACCCTGGTCATCTGGAACATCTCAAGGAGGTGTTGCCAGGCAAGGTTTACGAGAGCGACAAGGAAACATGGGACTTTGTATTCCAATCTTGGATTGCAGAAGTGGACGCTCGCGTCATCAACAAACTGGCTCTTCGCCATCCAAACTGGACGGAAGAGCAGTTTGCACAGTACAAAGCTGATGTGCGTCTTTGTTTTGAGCAGGTTTTTACCAACTCCAAATATCGCACGTCGGACGGCACGTTGTACGCTATGAAAGAAA